AAGTATCATAGAAAAGAGTTTCAAGCAATTCTTTCTTTATTTCATCTTCACAAAAAATATGAAGTACCCTGCCATGTTCATCAGGACTAACTGTCTCTTCAGCATAGATATCCAACGCGGATGCTATTTCAGGTGTAGCTTCCATCTCACTAAAGTCTGAATAACGCGACATACGGTCGAATGACCCGTATGCACTTAGCGTTGTGTTGTATACATCATTATGAGCGCGCTTAAAGAGCTGTGCTGCCGATGAAGACATCCCTGGTGCGTTTGACCTTACTCTTCTTTTTACTACGGGTCCAGACCTGAAGAGCTGCGTTAAACGCTGAAATATATTTCCTTTATCTGCCATTGAATAACCTCAACCATATAATAAAAGCTATAGTAACCACTTAAAATCTGCAGACCCAGATAAAGCAGGATGTTCCGGATCCATTAACATAGGCCAGCCTCTGGATGTAAATATGCCGGCTCTACGGTTGAATTCGCTCATGTCTTTAGAATTTCGATCACCCTTATCATTCAAAGCGAAGCCGGCGAGCATTGCTGCATTAATATCTACTGCCGTTTGAGATACGGTCTTATCTGCATCATAAAGCCAAACGCCTATTGCTAAAGCCATAACAAGATCGTCGTTTGTGCCACGTTGAGCTTGTGCTTTTCCTCTATTCCAAACAAAGGTCTTCATTTCGCTGACAAGACGTGACGAATACAACTTTATTTTGTCATTTCTGACTACTTCTTCTAGCTTTGTAAGAATTTGGGCGCGCGAGCCGCCCTGCGTAGAAAATCCTGCCTTTCCAATGTTCCCATTTCCAAAAAGCGCATCAAACTTTTCTTTCTCTTTTGAGAAATAAATGTTCCTATAACCAAATTCTCGCAGCTTCATTAGAACAGCATACCCGTATGTATTACTTTCTGGGCATAGCATCGCTTCGCCATAGCGTCTACCGGCTTCGATTAATAATTCAGATAATTGATCGGGAGGAATCTTTCCTTTAAATTCACAAACAACTTCTGATTCGATGGTGTCTATAACACAAAAAGTAGAATAATCAGCTCCATCGCCACGGGCAACATCTGCTGATATCACGTATACGTGGTCAGGATTTGCATACTTCCAAACCCACACCCCATTTTCTGGACCCCACTTCTCAAGTGGTGCGCGGACTCTCATATACAACTTTTCAATATCTTCCTGAGTTAAGAAAGTGTCACCAGATGCCTGGAAGTCACAAAGCAACTCTTGAGCGATCTGCTGCTTATTCAGATTCTTGGCTTCCTTATCAAACCACTTATCATCTCTCTCAGGATGTACGTCCCATGGAAGCTTAATGTGATTAAATTCATTTTCTCCAGATACTGCTCGATGATAAAGCTCATAGTACTGGCCGCCCGTACCATTCGGCGTGCTCACTACAATGGCGCGACCACCCGTAGACAATGTAGGGTAAAGACCCTTCCACAGCTCATCAAAATTTCTAATAAACGCAGCCTCATCAACGATTAATAAACTTAGCGCCTCTGATCGACCCGCATCATCAGAAGTCGGTACAGCTTTTATCATTGACCCATTAGAGAACTCAATCGCCTGTGTATTTTTTGCTGTTATCTCTGTAATCCACATCCACTTTGGGATAGCAGATAAAGCAATTTTTACTTTCTTAATGAAATTTTGAGCCACAGCAAGCTTAGTTGCGATAACTAAAACAGTTTTATCTTTTCGAAAAAGTGCTAACCAAACGGCATAAGCGGCAGTTAGGGTTGAAAGCCCAAGCTGTCGAGACTTTACAACGATATTAAATCTATGGTCTACAAAGTCTTTTAAGCAATCATCTTGAAAAGGGTATGTATGAAAGGGTATACGACCACGAATCGGGTGCTGGATCTGCACATAACGCTTGATGAAGTATGCTGGATCTTTTCCGCATCTTACAATTTCATTTACTTGTTTTTGCTTATTCGTTGGCGGCATAAAGGCACTAACTTACGCGAAGTCTTATCAGCGCTCTATAGTATGCAATCTTTCTGGGAGAATTTGAAGTAGCTTGAATCAGCTCAACATCATCATCCCTATTCAACTCTTCAACTTTTAGCGCGCGGCCACAAACTTCTTTAAAGTGACTCTTAATATCCTTAAGCGCACCGGTGAAAATCTCATTAGAAATTTCCCTTTGACGAACAGCCTGTAGACCTAAAGCTGCCTCAGCGGCAAAATGAACAACAGTCTGGTACTGTAAATCTAATACGTCACCAGCGAAATTATGTGTGACTTTTAAGCCGTTCTTTAGATACTTGTCGGTGGACTTACCCCACGAGACATTTAAGACTTCGCCGAGTGCTCTAACTTCTTCTAAATTCAACATTGGTGGTTCTCCTCAAACTAATTATGGCCCTTAAGCTTTTTCTTCCATTGGTTTATTTCTTGGCGGGTGGGGAAATATTCCTCATCTTTATTAATTTTCTTTAAGGGCTCGACAAATCCTAACCAACAGTCTGTACAACACCCACTCTCTAAATATTGTAGCGAATCCTGAAGATCCCGAAACATCTTACGACACAGTGGACAATCCAGTGGAACAAATTTCTTCTTATGAAAATTTAACACAGGCATCCTTCCCGTTTTTTCTGATGTCTAAAACATTATCAACGATATCTTTTACCGCATCGACATGTGATATCACAAGAATATTCGAAAAGTATTTCTTAAGACTTATCAACAAACGGCTGCAGGCCTCAATGTTTTTATCATCCAAAGCCCCAAATCCTTCATCAATTATGAGAATATCGCTTCTGGGAGCATTGCAGATATTTATCAATGCGACTCTTAGGGCTAGTGATGAAATCATTTTTTCCATACCAGAACCACACTCTATAATTCTTCGTGAATCCCCATAATCAATAAAAATCTCCATCTGATTTGAGTCTATTTCTGGCTCTAGAATAATATCAAAATTTACGACACCTTGTAATATTTTGTGAAGCTCAGCATTGATTTGTGGAAGTTGCAATGATAGAATAGTAAGTGGAATGCCCTTCTTGTCAACTGCCTGTATAAATAAACTGTAGGTTTCCCACCTCTGCTTTATCGCTCCAAACCTTTCATTTTCTAAAGTTAAGTCCTCAATTTTTTGACGCGCAAGACTCATCGCCTCAGCCAAATAAAGACGTTCGGCATCTAACTCCGCAATACGTTTGTCAATATTCGAAAGGTCTAATTGCATTTTAGCAACCTCAGAATCTTTCTCTTCATCTATAGAACGTAAGCGCATCTCCCTCAATGACTCTTTACCCGAATCAAGAGATGTTTTTACTTCCTGGTGTTGTCCTTCAAGCTCTCGCATACCAAGCTTCATTTCGGAATAATCTAACTTAAGTGCTTGGTCTTGATGTAAGATGTCTTCATACTTTTCCATCTTTTCGCTTAAACCCGCAGATATTAAAGAGTCTAAATTCGATTTAATCGCTCGTAATTCTTTACGAGTTGACGATACAACTTCCTTTTGACCACCAAGCTCCTTAGCACTTTTATGAGCTGCGCGGATGTAGGGGCACTTTGGGAATTGATCACCACATGGAACCGTATCTAACTTTTTTGCTGATTTCTTTTTTGAATCTAAGCGCTGCAGCTCTAATTGGAGTCTTGAGTCCAAGAGCTCAGATTGATTCTTAAGGTCTTTTTGTAGATTAACTTGACTACGCAGATCATCAATAGGAAATTGGTTTCGAATAATTTCAATCTTTTCCAAGTGCTTTGATACAGAGTCCATATCTGTAGAAAGCTTCAATATCTGGTCCTTGAAATTAGTTTTTCTAACTTCAAGCGTGTGTAATTTTGCTGTTTGATCTGTGATTTGTTTCTTGGTATAGGAACCCACGGTTGGAAGCGCAGCAAGCTGAATTTTTAAGGTGTCTCTCTTCTCTTTCTTCTCTTGAAGCTCATCTTCAACCTCTAATTTTTCAGATGTAAAGTTCTCTAAAAGATTGTCTTGTTCAGAAATTAAAACATCCCAATTTCGATCAGGAGCCGTTTTCATTTCACCCCGGAGCTCTGACATTTCATTCTTTGCCACACGAAGCATATCATCAAAGATCTGGAGGTCTAAAAATCTAGTAAGGATTGACTTCCTCTTTGTAGACCCCTCTCTAATGAACGCATTCATATCACCTTGACATGCAAATGACGTCATCAAAAAATCTTCTACCGTACCCACTAAATCACGAAGTGACTTCTCTGTTTCTCGCCTTTGTTCTCCAGTATCGTCTTTTAGAACTTGTCCGTCGCCGTCTATCTTAAAAAGATTTAGATTCGTAGGCGCAGAAACGTTTCCAGAG